GGGTACGAGAATCGAACTCGTATTACATGCGTGAGAGGCGTTTTTCTACACCACCTAAAGCGCTTATAACTAATATCTTATAATATTTATAAAATCTATTTGCACCGAATTTGCATTAAAAAACGGTACTCATGTCCTTCCTTATAAATATCACCTCTTATATTTCATCTTTATCAAAGAACGTTTTCAATACAAAGTTAATCAATCAATCAGAAATAGCAAATATTATTTGTTTGAATTTAAGCTATCTGTTTCTAGTTTATCCGGCTAATAGTAAACATACTATTATGACAGATGAAGAACTAAGAGCATTTTGCTTAAAGCAAGCTATTCAAATCATTACTCACAAAGAACAGCCTCGAACCATGGGCTTTCAAAATACAGATAGTATATACTTATTTGAACTTACTGAAATCCTTTTAGAGTATATCAAAACAGGAAAACAAAATTATGTACCCGTCTATTTGAACTACTTCAAATAATCTGCGACTATTGCAATTATAGCTATAATGGCAGATGCAATGCTTGTTATTATAGCTATATTTACGCCTGTTCGTTGTCTTTTCCTCTCCTTTTCTTCTCCGCTAAAGAATCCGCGTCTTCCTAATTCAAATCCTTTTTCGTTTAAACCATAATATCGGTTTTTCCCGTCGCCGGAGAAAGTTCCATAAAATCGCATGACGTAATCAACCGCGTTGTCAGTAGTAGCTTTTCTTTGATCCTCTGTCAAATCATCAGCATTTATAAGCCCCCCTTTGTCGTAGGCGATTTTTATAATTTCTTCTGCGATTATTTCTGTGTTATTCATATTGTTATTATGTTATAATCCACGGAGAAATATTATTATATCTATTGCTTTATATCCTTCTATTTTTAACAATGCTTTCAAATAGGATTCTTTCTTTTCCTCTTTCAATACTCTTTTCAATTCATTGTTATTAACTGATCGCATAGCTTCTCTAGCCTTTAATATACATGCGTTTATTGCATCTGAATAGTTCTCAATATATGGCTTTTCTATTATATCAGATATGACGTCTAAATAACGAAGTAAAGCGTTTTCAAATTGACTCTTAAATAAAAAATTATCTCCTTGTATGAATAATAATGACGTCATTATTTCTGTTTGGCTTTTTTCATTTGCTTTTTCAATGTATTCTATCATTTCTTTTTTGGTAACATTGATACTCTCCGTTAAAGAATCGCTAGTTTGTTTTACTTTACCATCTATCTTCTTATCTATTGCAATCACATTCCAAATCTGCCATCCAATTAACATCGTCACTAAAAGCGATAAAATCCCTACTATCACCCCGATATAGTCTATACCTAACTCCGGCGCGGATGGTAACGAAACGCAAATAGCGACAACACTGCATATAATCGCAGCGATCGACAAACAGTTGCTCCAATATGATTTGATTCGGTTTTTCATGTTTAGTTCGATTTAGTGGTCGATGACACTTGTTTATTTGTTGGTTGCTTCTTCTTTGGATGAGTAGCAGTCGGATTCTTTATACTCTTCATCTTTCCAACTGCTTCGTGCTCTTAAAGAGTAATATATACCATCGTTTTTGACATTAACGGACATAACTTCTAACTTTTTCGGTTTACCGTCTTTTAGAACCCATACACTATCATCAATCTTGTATTTATTTTCTATTTTGCAATTTTCTGAAATAGAAAAATCAAAAACGGCTTGACTATTATTGTAGCTATGGGGCGTAGTTCCTTGATAGAGGAAACAATATTCACCGGGTAAAATCGGCGTTTGTGGTGTTACTCTAAATTCTGTTTCATTTATTGCCTCAATGTTGCAAATTACAATATCTTTGCTTTCCACTCCGGCAAAATTACCTGAATATAAATCAATTTCCCCAGTCTTTAACTCTCTTTTCCCCTTTTTGCTTATCAACTTTACTAATACAAATTCATGTGGAGAAGAAGCAACGGTAAACCGCCAATTAGACGCCTTAGAAGTATTCTCCATTTGTTTTGTGTTATTGAAAAAGAAACGAAAATCTGGTATATTTGTTTCTATGATATTAGTAGAATGTTCATTTGATAACACTGATTTTATTTTAGTATTAGTTATATGAGGCGTTACTTTTGAACCTAATGTATTAGTTTTGGCGTTAGAAATAGCCGCAGGAAATATCTTTTTAAAACCGTCGTTTTCTTTGAAATATATTCCCGTTTTAATGCTTTGCTCTCTTGCTTCTTTATCTTCGCTTCTTTTATTCCGTTGCATCATCGCTACAATAATATCATTACTTACTCCTTTTTCTTTTAATTCTTTTAGAGCTTGTATAGATGTATCAAAGTTATTTTTTGACGTATTTATTTTAGTTACTATAACGTCGTTCGAGAATCCAAGTTCTAACATGTCGGTTATAGACTGATTTGTTAATACTTCATCTTGCGCAGATGCGATAAGTGGAAAAAATATTAATATTATCCCTAATAGCAGCTTCTTCATATTGTTTTGTCTTTTATAATTAGTTAAATCCATGTTTTTACACTCACTACACCGACGACTAACGCCCAGTCGTATATTTCATTAACCGGAACATCATACGGTTTGAATCCTTCTTCGTTATTAAAAGGAACGCATTTAATATAACCCTCTTTATCAGACTCTTCGATTTTTTTTATCATTATTCCATCATAGGTTGCCAATGCATATACTTCACCCCAACGCACATGAGAGCGACTTGTTACAATTCGACAACCGACAATATCCCGATCGTTAATGCTTCGTTCTGGAACGTTTCTATTAATCATGCTACGACCTCCGGCGCGGATCGTAAAATCACAACCGGGCATATCGGGGATGATGAAGCGTTCGCAATCCCCTTTCGTTATTGCAGAGTTAAAGCCATTCGGTAGACCACAAGAGGCGGTAACTACGTCTATATGTGGAATGGCTTTACCCTTTAAATCTTCATAGTGCATGATATATTTTTCATCACTATCGTTCGATACTTTAGAGCTCTCTAAAGAATCGTCTACCCCACTAATAAGCCATCCCACATTAACACCTAGATAATCAGCTAGGATATTAATATTACCTATATTAGGCTTTGTTCCGTTTAGATAGTTCATAACTGACACCTTCGATACCTTTGTGTCTCTTCCAATAGCATAAGGTGTAACTCCTTTATTCTCAATAGCAATCTTTAATCTATCTTTAAATTCCATAAGCACCAATAGTTAATAAATGTTTTATGGGAAATAATTATTTCCTATTTTCTTTTATGGGTAATAATAATATCCTATCTTTGTCGCATCAAAGTTAATCAATCAATCAAGAACTAACAAATAAAAGTATAGAATTATGAAAGCAGGAATGAGCGATAAAGAAAAAGGCAATACGATAACTCAAATAATGGTTAGCATGAAACAAGCCGCTTTAGCTGAAAACAAACCTTTCGATGAAGGTATATTTTTCGACCTCGCATTTATGAGCGATGAAGAGTTATTGAGAATTTCAAAACTTTGCGGCATTAAATAAGATAACAAAAAAAATAACTGGCGGGGCGAGAGCCCTGCACAATATAGATAATAATGGAAATAGGAATGATCGGAGACGTAGAATTTAAAAAAGCAGGAAGCGAAACGGTATGTTGTGTTAGCTTGATTAATACAACAGCCGGACAAAGATTCTTAGCGTGTACACTCGCTAGTAGTAAGACTTTCAAAACGTTCAAGGGCGCAGAGAAATTTATGAACTCATTCGGTTATCAGAAGATTTAATATTAATCCGTAGCCCTTCGGGGCTACATAACACGATACACGACAATGAGACGAAAAAGAAACGAATTAACTGCCCTTTTAAGGGGGATGCAGCCCGGGGAAACAATGACCTTCCCTCGTTCTAAAAGAAATTCAGTTAGACCGACCTGTACAAATCTAAAATATGACGAAGGTCTACTGTTTACGACGGAAACCGATAAAGATAATCTAATTGTTACACGATTGAATAATGAACAATGGGACGAACTAGAGTAACCGGAAAAGTTGAGCCAATAGTGAAGAAGTGGCTTAGTAAAGACGAAGCAAAATCCTATATAGGATGCTCGGATGATTTTTTGAGAACGTTACGGGAAAAAGCTCTCATTTCTTTTTCTCAATTTGGAAAAATGATCTGGTACGATTTATCGAGTATAGATAGATTCATACAAAGTAATAAGGTAGTATAAAACAAACACCATGTTAACACTAAAACAAAGTCCCGCCGCTATTATCTTAATGCTTTCAGCGTGCAGCCTTGCAGAAGGCGAGCCGGAGCCGGGCAAATTAATTATCGCACTATTGATCGTATTTATAACGGTTATCTACGTGCTAGTCTGTAACTATCTAAACGTGAAACGACATGGCGGCGAATCCTCAATGTATCGGTAATTGCCGAATTTGTACGGTTCTTGGCGCGTGCCCTGCTGATACTCTAGTTTGCGAAGATTGCGGCGAAGAGATCGAACCGGGCGAAGAGATAGAATTAGAGGTCGAAACGTACGAACGTGGCAGACATGGCACAAAGATAATAACGGTTTGCGCTCGTTGTTATGAGTCGCTTTATCAGGGTGGAAACGATAACTTTTAAACAACACGATAATGACACATTGGAAAACTCAATTTAATTACGACTATCTAGGCGCTTACAGCCTACCGGATGGAAAAGATATAATTCTCACCATCCGCGAAACGAAAAAAGAACAAGTAGTCGGCGCGTCTGGAAAGAAAGAAGAATGTTTCGTCGCTTATTTCTTCGAGAATGTGAAACCGATGATCCTCAACCGGACGAACTGCAAAACATTGACGAAAATTTTCAAAAATCCGAATTTTGAGTCATGGATAAACAAGCAAATCCAAATCGGAGCGGTATTAGTTGACGCTTTCGGCGAAAAGGTTGATTCGCTTCGTATTCGTCCTTTTCTTCCGAAAGTAGAAAACTCATTGCCTACTGTTGAGACAGGATCGGCAATCTGGAAAAACATCCTCGATGGTCTGGCAGGTGGTTTTACGGTCGCACAGGTACAGACGAAATATAAACTAACTAAAGAACAAATCAAAGAATTAGTAGCACATGAAATCAAGTGAACAAAAAGAAATCGAATGGAAGGAAAAGAGACGGGGCAAAATAACCGCCTCTACGCTTCCCGATCTGATGAAAGCGGGCAAAGGTTGTCCCTTTGGTAAAGGTGCGTTAGACGCAATGTATTTAGTACGATACGAGCGGAGAACCGGGACGATGCGAGAAAACGGAAGTAACAAAGCGTTTGATTGGGGGCATGAAAACGAACCGCTAGCGGTCGAATGGGTACGGAGCCAGTTAATGAACGAGATCAAGTCGTGTACAACTGATTTTAAAGACATTGTTTTCAATGAACCGTTTGAAGGATTCGGAGATTCACCGGATTTCTATGTGTACGGATTTGACGGGAAAGTTATCGCTCTGGGTGAGATCAAGTGCCCGATGTCGCAAGGAAAGATCGAATCGCTGCAGTTCGGAAATACCATCGACGAAAAAGACGAATATTATTGGCAATTCCTCGGACACTTTTTAGGTCGCCCGGACGTGGACAAATTGTATTATGTCATTTATGACGGTTATACAAATGAAGGTCGAATACTCGAAATGAATCGCGCCAACCACGCGGATAATATAAAGAAACTCTATGATCGAATCCGGTTGGCTAGCGAGATGATAGACGAATCTATCCGTTCCGGTCTGGACTTGCTCGATTGTGTCGATAAGGCAAAAGAGGTCTTAAAATTAAAGATGCAGATCGAGGCGTTAAAGCCGGAAGCAAAAAACAGTGTTCCGGTTAAGAATCAGATTTATAAGATACGGAAGGAATTAAAGAAATTGACGAAGAAAGTACCGTCACAACACTAACACAACACGATTAATCACATTTTTATAAACACTTTAATAAACACAAAATTATGATGCACACTTGGTTTTTATGTAAAATTCGTTACGAGAAGGTGATGGAAAACGGAATGCAAAAAAAAGTGACTGAACCGTATTTAGTCGATGCACTAAGTTTTACCGAAGCAGAAGCACGAATAATCGAAGAGGTCACACCGTTTATCTCCGGTGAGTTTACAGTGTCCGACATTTCTCGCGCACATTATAGCGAGATATTTACTAGCGAAGAGGATTCCGCCGATAAATGGTTTGCCGGGCGACTTGCTTTCACTACGCTTGACGAGAAAAGCGGCAAGGAGAAACGGACTTATACAAACGTACTCATACAGGCGGCGGACATTCACGACGCAATGAAGAAACTCGACGAAGGAATGAAAGGAACGATGGCGGATTATTCTTCGATTTTGCTTAAAGAAACGGCGATTGTAGACGTTTATCCGTATGAAGTAAATTAACAAGTGCTATGTTGATAGATAATTCAAAATATCCGATTTTAAATTTTGTGCTCAATGGAAGGATTCATGTTCCCGAAATTGATGCTTGCTCCTTTTATGCAGAAGCAGCCTCTACGCAAAATCGTATAAATGAGGTTCATTCTTTGAAAAATAAAAATGTAGATTTGTTATCAAATAGTTTCTATGACGCTATGATTAAATCTTCAAAATCATTTGAACCTATATTGAACGGTAGCGATTTTACAAAAGGGTTAGAATCTTCTGGTACTATTATTTTCGGAAATATAGGCGTGTCTTATATCATTAAAAATGAAGGAATGGCTTCAATATGGTTTATAAATGGGGTGTGCGCAATAATAAATACAGAGAATGTAACATTTAGAACATCTATGCACGGGGTTGGGGGGCTGATCTTATGAGTAACGCCAACCTTAGAGTATCTTTTATCCTTTGCTATATTCTTTTTAAAAAATACGCTAAAGTTGACACAAAAACAATTAGTCACAAATCAAAATTAAAGGTTGGAGCAAGAAAATACAAGAATAAGTCAGACATCGATATTAATCTTATGGATTGCACATGGTTTACTACTATTGTTCGAAATGAATGCTTCTCCGTTAGAGGACATTTTAGGCTACAACCCCAAAAAGACAATACTGGGAATTGGACGAAAGAATTGATTTATATTAATGAGTTTCAAAAACATGGATATATAAAAAGAGCGAAGGTTTTATCAAATTAGTAACAACGCGCCGGGTGAAAGCCCCGGCAAATCGGATAAGTGGCGGAATTGGAAACGCCTAGTTATGTAAGGTTGATCGCTAGACATTCCGTTAATGCGGTGCGGCTCTTGAAGTATCATTCCCGGTTCGAATCCGGGCTTATCCACTATTCACAAACCAATTAAAATGACATGGCAAAGTATAACAATGTAAAAATAGACGGATACGACTCTAAAAAGGAATATCGACGCGCTAAGGAGTTGAAACTACTCGAAAAGAAGGGGATTATAACCGGATTACAAGAGCAAGTAAAATACGAGCTTATTTCGCCTCAATATCGTTTCTATGAAGTGCAGGGAGTGCGGAAGATGCTACGTAAAAAGAAGCTGATCGAACGAGGAGTTTACTACATCGCGGATTTCGTTTATTATCGGGATGGTGAGTATATCGTCGAAGATACTAAAGGTGTTCGGACAAAGGAGTATATAATCAAACGTAAGCTCATGCTTTACGTTCATGGAATTAAAATAAAGGAGGTATAAGAATGGTGAAGAAAACAGCACAAAAGCAAGTAAAACACGATTGTCGAACGTGTCGCAACGGAGGAAGAGAGAATAATTTTATTTGCTATTGTTCCGTCCTGAAAGTAGGGCGGGCGATCGGGATAAGGATTTGTAGTTATTATGTCGCTCGATAGACTTTATAAGTGTGATGAATATAGACGGATATACGCTAACCGAAAAGATGCGAAAAGCGCGACGACGTTTCAGATTTACCGCCACCGAACAAGCCCTTTTTTACGAATTAGTGGCTATTTGTAACGGCGAAGATTGGAGGGACGTTTTCGATTGCTCGAACATTGAACTTTGTTTTGCGCTTAACGTGAATGAGAAAACACTAATAAAAGCCCGTGAGTCTTTAATAAATGCAGGATTGATTTATTATAAATCTGGTAAGAACAAACGTATTATAAGCTCTTATTCTTTCGTGAAGGAATTTAAAACTACTGTAACTACTACTGTAAATTTTACAGCCAATCAGACAGCCAATAAGGGAGCCAATCAGACAGCCAATGATACAGTAGATAAGGGAGTCAATGATACAGGGGATAGTACAGACTATAATAAACTAAAACAGAAACCAAACAGAAATATACTCTCTAAAGTCTCTCATGGAGATTTTGATTTTATATCTGACGAGTTTTTAGAAGCGTTTTCGCTCTGGCTTGAATACAAGAAAGACAGGCGGGAAAATTACAAATCGGAAAAGTCACTCAAAGCGTGTTACAACAAATTAGTGAAATTGAGCAAAGGTAATCCGGCGGTCGCATCTCAAATCGTAGATGAATCGATTGCGAATAATTGGGCGGGATTTTTTGAACTAAAAAACGATAAATGCGAATATGGAAACAAGAAGCAAACAGACTCTACCGATAGCGGCGATACTATCATACGGACTACCGTACTATGACGAGCCGATAGAAGTAGAGAAGCGCCCGGAGTGGTTTAAAGCGTGTTGCAAATATGTTTGTCCTAACTTCAAGATAGACGATTCGAATAGAAACATAATGAACCAACTGTTTTTGTATACTGAAGGACGATCCGAGAAGCTAGATTCAAATAAAGGGTTATTGTTACGAGGTGACATCGGTACAGGAAAAAGTACTATCATGCAGATTCTAAACCGATATAGTTATTTCACACGCGGCAAAGCAAGGGGCGGCTATCCGATCGGTGGTTTTAGGATTGATTCGGCTTCCTGTATTGCAAACGGCTTTTCGATGCGCGGAAAGGATGCACTAGAATTGTATACTTACAACAACGGTACGCCGCGAATGATCTGTTTTGATGAACTAGGACGCGAGCCAATCCCGGCAAAGTATTTCGGTACTGAACTAAACGTGATGCAGTATATTTTCCAATGTAGGTACGAGTTGAGACATGAGGCAATAACTCATGTTACAACGAACTTAACGATTAAGGAAATACAGCGTATTTACGGCGCGTATATCGCGGATCGAATAAATGAAATGTTTAACGTATTGGACTTGAACGGAGCTAGTAGAAGATAATTAATACAACGAAACCATGCGAAGCAGAAAAAAGAAACTTGTGTACTTTAAAAAGATTCCGGTTCGCGTTGATCTGGAACAATGGCAAAGGCTCGATAAGATTCGCGCTGACTATCATTTCAAAAGCACATACGAGATTATGCAGTACATTTTAGGCTGCTTTCTCCGGGTTGCCGATCCGATGCCCGGCGATGATGATGAAGAAGTGCTACCGGACGAAATCAAAGAAATGTTCTACGATCTATCACAGGCGGAACGACATTTCGAGTATGTAAAACCAAAACGAAAACTACCACAACACAAGGTAGACGAAATGAACGGACAGAAACGATTAGAAGGATTTTAATATGGTTAAAAAACTATCAAACACAAATTATTTGCACGACGTTCCTGTAGAACACGCCGAAGCAAACGAACGGAATCGGAAGTATATCGACCGATTTGTTTCAGAGAATTATAACGGCTTAGTTGCCAAGTTTTCACCTCTAGACGGCACAATAAATTCAAGTGCTTTCGGAGCACTCGATAAATTAAACTCTACGATTATCTCGCTCTATACTGATCCAAATTTACACTTTACAGATTGGGAACAGGCGAAACAATATCTATCGAACAAGTTTACAGAAAAGGCAATTCGCGTTCCGGTGAAGAAGCCTGTCAAGAGTGAAGTAGTAGAGAACGAGGACGAATTTATTAACGACTAATATTATTGCTTCAATGAAAGACGTAGAACTATTTAACGATCATTTCCAGAACTATAAAACATACGGTATTCCGAAAGCACAACTAATCATTGCGGATATTCCCTACAACATTGGGAAGAACGCATACGGTTCTAATCCATCTTGGTATATCGACGGAGACAATTCTAATGGAGAAAGCGAATTAGCTGGAAAAGAATTTTTCGATACCGATAAGGATTTTCGAATTACTGAATTTCTTCATTTTTGTAGCAAGATGCTCGTTAAAGAGCCAAAAGAAAAAGGAAAATCCCCCTGTATGATTGTCTTTTGTGAATTTCAGCAACAATTCGAACTTATACAGAAAGCGAAGGAATACGGGCTGAACAAATATATCAATCTGGTATTTAAAAAGAACTTTTCGGCACAAGTTTTAAAGGCTAATATGAAGGTCGTTGGTAATTGTGAATATGGTGTACTCTTGTATCGGGATAAACTGCCAAAATTCAATAATGGCGGTCGGATGGTATTTAATTGTTTCGATTATCCTAGAGACATAGATACACCGCGGATTCATCCGACACAAAAATCAGTTCCGTTGCTTGAGCGGTTGATCGAACTTTTCACCGATGCGGGTGATGTTGTAATAGACCCATGCGCCGGAAGTGGTACAACATTACTTGCAGCCGCTCAATGCGGGCGAAAAGCATACGGATTTGAGATAAAGAAGAAGTTCTATGCAGATGCGAATAAAATCATTTTGTCGCGGATGCAGCCTAGAATGTTTGTGTAGAACTAATAAACGATAGAATTATGGCAATATTAGATTAACTATACGACGATTGAGCATTTCGTGTATAGCTAAAATTTTAAGAATTGTATATACTTAGACTCGTTTAATTACTATAAACTGACCTTTTTCCAATTTCGATGTTAATTCTTTGTATTTTCTAAAAGCTTCATCTTCGGTCAGTAAAAAGTAAACAGAGTCAGTCATAATCGTTGTGAAAGTTCTAGGATCACATTGATAAAGAATAAAACCAAATAAATACTGTTCCATAAGTATAAAATAAAAATAGGTTATACGACGATTCAAATGTAATTAATTTATCTAAGAAATAAAAGAAATAACAATAAATAGAGCTTTTCGGGCTTTGTATATTCTATAAAGAATGAATCAAACGCAAAATCAATCAAAGTATTATTATTCCCCTCGTTTTCGACACTTCAATATCTATCGTCGCGATCCAGACGGAGACACAAAGGTAGATGATGCGGCAACGCAAGAAGAGGCGAAACGGAAAGTCTACGAGTTAAACGGATGGAATTACAAACCTAAAAATAACACGGTAAAATGAGTAAAGTAAAACAGTACATCGAACAAGCCACAAACGAGCGCATCCGCTCGCGTGGCTTAATCCGAAAAGTCGCTATTGAAGCGGCTCGGATACAGAGAGACGAAACGAGGCGGCAAGCTATCGAAGTGTATAAACAAATGTGTTCGTCTAAGAACTGCAAAGGTTGTGCAAGCCGGATACACAAACAGGAAACGCAATCGACTCGATGCGACGGGAATTGTGCACGGATTAGATTACTTATTAACGGATTAGACCGGATCGAAACGTTATGTATATAATCAGGCGTATTCAATGCAAATCGGGCGATGTGTCCGAGACGCATTTAGTTGAGATAGAAACGGACGACATCGAGGCGACACGAAAGGAGTTGCACGATTGTTATCAATGTGATAAGATTCTTTTTAATTATGACGAACAATGAGTAGAAACCCGCATTACATTAAGATGATTAACTCCAACAAATGGAAGTTACTTCGAGCTAAGAAGCTACAAAGCAATCCGGTTTGTGAGATGTGCGAGGCGAACAATCGCAGTACGCTTGCAACGGAAGTACATCACACTGTCCCGGTTGAGTCCGTATCACACGAACTCGGAATGAGACAACTAATGTTTGATTATAACAATCTGCAAAGTCTTTGCCATTCGTGCCACTCTGATACGCATCGACGTGCTTTTAGTCATTCGAAAGAGGCGGTACAGGCGAATAATAAACGAATGACGGAACGTTTTGCGGATCGGTTTTTGCAAGGCGAGAAATAATATTTTTCTGATTTCCTTACAACCGCTCAACCTCGACGAAGGGGGGGCGGTTTTTTTATTTTTTAACGCGATACGCTAAACCCACCTCACCTCATATTTACACGCGCGAGTAATTTTTGAAACGAGGGGGTGCGCGTTGGGGGTAAACTTTTTGCGCGCATCTTCCGAGCTACCAAATACTTGCGATCTTTTCCTATATGCAAAAAGCCTATAAAAATGTGTGATTTGGACGACATAAAAGAAAAGATTCGCGCCGCGATGGAGTCGCAGGGAACATATACGGAAGATTTAGACCTCTGTATAACTCTTTGCGCAGGTTCATATATGGCGTTTCAAATTGCACTAAACGATATTTCAAAGAAGCGTATGAAGTCATACGTGAAAGAAGTGTCCCGCGAAAATAATGATAAACTTACGGCGCATCCTGCTTTCAAAGTTTTATTCGATGCACTCGAAGCAACGCGCAAACAATTACGCGAACTTGGTTTGACCTTTCAAACGCTTTCTGCATCTGATGACGACGAAGTAAACGACTTGATTAACGAAGTAAACAAAATAGATCGCGATGAACAAGGAGAATAGAGATAAACTGATAGCGTTAAAGCAGTCGGTTGTCTCCGATCTGCATAACATCGACGTTGATTCGTATAAGCTAGACAAGGCAGACGAAAGACTAAATGTGTATATCAAAGGTTGTATTAACAATCCGAACGCGCACAACCTTTACGAGTTGCTAGCCGTTCGCCGCTTCTTTGTTTTCCTCGATAAATACGAGTTTCGGATCAAGGAAGTAAAGAAGTTCGTCACGTTCTATGAGCGTTTGAAGTTTTCCGGCACGAAGGGAAAAACTAGATACAAACTGACTCCGATACAAGTGTTTCAGTTCTCTAACATTCTAGCGTTTTACAAGCCCGGCACAAACAAACGTTTGATTCGTGAAGCTCTTTTATTCGTCCCGCGTAAATTCAGTAAGACAACAAGTGTAGCGAGTCTTTCGATTAACGATTTGTTGTTCGGTGATGCGAACGCACAAACATACGTTGCTGCAAACTCATATAATCAGGCGAAAGTTTGTTTTGATGAAATACGTAATATTTTAAAGTCCCTCGATCCGAAGTTTAGACACTTCAAAATTAATCGAGAAATCATATATAACCGCATAAAGGGAAAAACCTCTTTTGCCCGTTGCCTTGCCTCTAACCCGGATAAATTAGACGGACTTAACGCAAGCATGGTAATAGTAGACGAGTATTCACAAGCCGATAGCGCCGCATTGAAGAACGTTTTAACGTCCTCAATGGGCGCACGGCTCAACCCTTTAACCGTAGTAATTACGACCGCATCCGATAAAGAAACGGCTCCATTCGTCGAAATGCTCAAAATGTATAAATCGATCCTACGAGGTGAGATTGAAAATGATTCCATATTTGCGCACATCTTTGAGCCAGACGTAGACGACGAGGAAGGCGATCCGGCAACGTGGCGCAAGGTACAACCACACATGGGTATAACCGTTTATGAAGATTTCTATATAGACGCGTATCAAAAAGCACTATATAGCGCGCCGGATGCACTGGAATTTCGAACAAAGTTACTAAACGTATTTACTACCGACCAAACAACAAAATGGATTGAGGCAAAGCAGATCGAAGAACGATTCAAAGATATTAGAATAGAAAATATTGGTACTTATCCGCTTACGATGGTGGCGGTTGATTTGTCCGTTCGAGACGACTTCTCTTCGGTTACTTATAATATCTATTCGAAAGAAAGCGGCTCTTTTCATTCGCATACGGACTACTATTTCCCGGAAGGGGCTTTGAAAGATCATCCGAATCGGGAACTTTACGAAGGTTGGGCGAAAGCGGGCTATTTAATTCTTTGTGACGGTGATATTATCGACTATCAGCAAATAGTAAACGATATACTTGCGCGTGCAAAGTATCTACAAATTATGGGAGTTGGCTATGATCCTTATAAATCGGCTGAATTTGTGAATCTTCTTACTTATTCCGTAGGCGGTGCGAGTGAATATATTAAGCCTGTTAAACAGACATACGGAACGTTTACAAGCCCTATCGAATCCTTTGAACTTGCTTTGTATCGGAGTAAGCTCACCTTTAGCCCTAATCCAATTACGCCATACTGTTTTAGTAATGCGGTATTAGACGAAGATCGGAACATGAATAAGAAGCCAGTCAAGAAAACGCATAACGCGAAGATTGATTCGACTATAACAAACCTAATGACATTCTACTTATTTAATAACATGGAGGTATAATGAAACTATCTTTTAATTTTGAATTGGGACGTTCAAAGACGCAAAAACGCGCCTTAAATGCAGAGATGAGCACAACGGATAAAGATGCGGCGATAAACTCCCGATTACCATCGTTACCCGGTCAGCCAATAGATGTGCATAACAGTAATCAAGCAATGAAACTTTCAGCCGCATATAGATGTACTTCTATTCTTTCGGGGACTATCGCGTCTTTACCGCTTATAATTAAACGGAAAAAAGATGGATATTTCTCACCAGACGAGGAAAACGATTTATATACGATATTAACCCGTATGCCTAACCGACGAATGAATAGTTTTGAAATGGTTAGGAATATGGTTGTTCAAATCGTAAATCAAGGAAACGCCTACATCGTTATCCGTCGAAAGTTCGGCAGTGTTAGCGAACTTGTATTATGCGCAAATAATACAGTAACCTATGACAAGTTGAATGATGTTTATATTATTTCTGATCCATATAACCGGATATATGGGCGTTTTGAATCCTACGAAATAATCCATCTTAAAAATAATAGTTTGGACGGGGGATATACAGGAGTAAGTACAATAATGTATGCTAGCCGTATCTTTTCCATAGCCGCTAGTGCAGATAATCAGAATTTACGAACTTTTCAGAATGGAAGTAAAATAAAGGGGCTTGTTTCCGGTGCAAAAGAGATAAATAAAGGGTTGCCCGGTGCAGGTATGACGGATATTCAACTTTCTACGGTTGGAGATCGCATAGAGGAACAACTAAATACAGGAAGAGACATTATTTCAGTTCCCGGCGATGTTGGATTTCATCAACTTTCTATAAATCCGGTTGATGCGCAGTTATTGGAAACAAAGAAATTCAGTATTCTTGATATATGTAGATTTTACGGAGTTCACCCAGATAAAGTATTTGCCGGACAATCTACTAATTACAAAGCTTCTGAAATGAGCAATGTTTCTTTTTTAACTGATACACTGCAACCAATATTGAAACAAATCGAGGCTGAATTTAATTACAAGCTGATTCCTAATTCAGTCGCTCACTTATATAGTATTTCATTTGATTTGTCATGCTTATATCAAACCGATTTAACGACACAAGCAAGCTATTATAAAGCTTTGGAAGAAATGGGAGCTCATTCCCCGAATGATACTCGTAGGGCTTTAGGAAAACCGCCCGTTGAAGGAGGCGACAAAGTGTTTATCTCCTGCAACGTTCAACCAATCGAGGCGGCTAGTCAAAAAGTAGAGCTACCCAAAAACGAAGAAACAAACATATAGTAAAATGATATTTGCAAAATATGGAAATACGAAGTTATACAGAGTTAGGTGCTCCTAAAGTTGGAGATGGAAGAATAATCGAAGGTTATGCGGTTGTATTCGGACAAGAAAGCCGTGTATTGTACGACATGGAAAAACAACGCGCTTTTGTTGAGGTGATCGAAAAGGGAGCTATAACGGAAGAGTTATTGCGTAGTTGTGATGTTAAAGCTCTGTTAGATCATAATAAACAGAGATTGTTAGCTCGTTCTAATCGTGGTGCGGGAACTTTGTCGCTTGAACTTGACGACTACGGATTAAAATACAGATTTGAGGCTCCTAGTACTCCCGATGGAGATTTCGCCGTAGAAATGATTAAACGCGGTGATATTTTCGGTTCGTCTTTTGCGTATGCTTTAAATGAAAAGGATAAAACAAAAGTTTCCTATTCAATGAAAGACGGGTTGTTGCTTCGTACTGTACACATGATTGATCGGATTTCCGATATATCTCCCGTTGTTGATCCTGCTTTTTATGGTACAGACGTAACGGTGCGGAGTATGGACGATACGATAGCGGAGTTGTCCGGCGAGAATAAAGACTATCTAAATGAAATTAATAATTTACGCAAATCAATTTAAAACATGAGAAAAGAATTTGAAACTATTGCTCAATACAAAGAGCAGATGCGCGCTCTGTTGGATAAAGCAGAAGCGGAAAAAAGAGCACTCGACGCAAGCGAGAAAGAGCAGTTTGAGCAGTTAAAAACAAAGAAAGAACTTTTGGAAATGAAAGTCGAACGCCGTGCGCTTGAAGATATTAACGCGGGACTGGTGTCAGACCGTCGCGTGTTGTTTTCACAGGCTGTTTTTGACGTCGTTAATCATCGCTCTTTGGAAGAATACAACGGAGTAGTATCGGAAGGCGGTATTAAAGTTGTAGAACGTGCGGTGACTGTTACAGATACAACCGATGCGGCTAGCATGGTTCCTGTTACAATCGGTGAAATCATTGAACCGTTAGAAAAAGGCTTGATTATTGATAAACTAGGTATCAAGATGCAAAGCGGGCTTGTAGGTGACCTTGTTTTCCCAACATTGGCGGCTGTTGAAGCAACAATTCAGGGTGAAAACGTTGCGGTTACCGATACCGAATTGAATATCGACAAAATCAAGGCTTCACCCAAACGTGTATCTATTTCTATCCCGGTGTCTAAGCGTGCGATCAACCAAACGAACTACTCTTTGCAGGACGTAGTTTTAAAACAAATTTCGCTTGGTGTTGCCCGTACTTTGAACAAATGGATGTTTTCGGGGGCTGCGTTGTCTGGTGCAAGTAACGGCGTGTTTGTAAAGGCAAAACCGGATGTAGAATATACTTCCGCATTGACGTTCGCGAATATTGTTGCACTTGAATCTACTGTCATGGATGCGGGCGTAGATGTTACGGACGGTACAGCCGCCTATGTTTGCACTCCAAAGGTGTATGGTACTTTGAAATCCACTCCCAAAGCGGCGGGGGCTGCTGAAATGATCTGCCAAAATGGTATGGTGAACGGTTATCCGGTTCTTGTTACTAACTACATGGACGCCGATTCTATCGGATTCGGTGTATTCTCCAACGCTGCTATCGGTCAGTTCGGCGATATGGATTTAGTGATAGACCCGTATACCGGAGCGAAAAGTAATGTCGTAAACTTTGTGTTGAATACTGATTATGATATTGTTGTAGCTCGCCCGGAAGCCTTTGCCATCGCAAAGAAAAAAGCTTCTGCCTAATTCTATAACCTATCATTCACTAAAGGGCTGGGGCTTCGGCTCTAGCCCTTTCTAATTTATCCAATATGGCACAATACGTAACACTCGAAGAACTCAAACAGCATTTAAACGTTGACTTCGACACGGACGACGCGTATATAACCGGGCTTATCGAACCCGTTCAACTTCTTATCGAATCGTATCTAAATAATCCGCTAGATACCTACGTTAAGGACGCAAAAATAGATCGGCGTATCTGGCACGCGATCCGCATCCTTATAGCGAATTACTACGCAAACCGTGAATCGGTAACATTTGCCACTCCGCAAGTTATTCCGGGGCACATAGAACTATTACTGCAACCTTTAAAACGATATACGTAATGCAAGCAGGATTATTAAACGAAATGATCGCTTTTTACCGTAGCGAGTCAAAGCGCGATAATCTGGGCGGCACGTCTGAAAGTTGGGTGAAAGTATTCGATAAACGCGCATACATTCGCTTTAAGTCGGGTGCACGTAAAGAAGCGAACGGCGAGATATATAATACGACCGTTAATACGATAATGATTCGCATCTGTAAAGAGATCAACGCTAAAATGAGGATCGAATACGACGGGCAGAAATACAAGATTCTATCTATCAATCACGACCGGAAGCAACAAGCAACGGTTATAGAAGCGGAGGTAATCAATGAGTAACGACAATTACACCGGGCGCAACTTGTATCGCGTCGAAGTGGATGCAACGCGAGTAAACGAACTACTTAAACGGTTGAACGATAAAGAAGCAAAGAAGGCAATTTCCTCCGCTCTTAGAAAGTCGATTCTTATCATTCGTAAACAGGCACAGGAAAATCTAGTTTCCGCTGTTACTGATGCAGAATTTAGCAGTTCTAAGAATGGCGTATCGTTCAAACCGTTAAAGAACGAAATAAACGTAGCAGTTTATCGCAATGCTTCCGGTGCACGGGTTGACTTGATCGACCGCCGTAAAAAGGGATCACGCGCCTATATGTTGAAATGGTTTGAATCAGGAACAAAAGAACGAGCTACCAAAAAAGGAGCGAATAGAGGTATTATAAATGCTTCTCACTTCTTTTCTAACGCGGTTAAATCGAAGTATGGGGCACAGAACGAAACGTATATTGAGGGTTGGGAGAAAAAGACATCAAACCTGTTGATATACAAAAGGTTGTGCAAGGTATGAGTGGATGGCTCTGCAAAACGAAACGTTTACGTGGGTTTAATTTGCAGCTA